CATCCCATAACGCAGCACAGCGAAGGGGCCAAGCATGCTTGCCATGGTTAATGCCAATGTGCCGAATACCACGGCTGCGAGCGCTACAGCTGCAACGACTTTGACCAGGCCCCCGGCCAACTTAGGATTCTCCCTGGCCCAGGCTCCAACGCCGTTGGCAAGCTCGCCCAGCGTATTGATCAGCCCCTTGAGCTCGGGAGCGACTGCTGCGCCGAACTCGGCCATGGCGTTGGTGAAGCTGCCCTCGGCCGCTTCCATGACGTTGGTGAGCGTGCCGAGCTGCTCGTTGACGCGAGTACGCAGGTCGGCCTGGCTCTGCAGCTTCTGTTGCACCTCCTGATATCCGGCCAGCCCCTTGTTCATCATGGTGTTCAAGGTGGTCATGGTTTCGGCGTCGTCACCGAACAGCTTGGAGATCACGGCGGTCCGGTCGGTGTCATTCAGAACCTTGAGCTTTTCCACCTGTGCGTACAGGTTCTCCAGCCCCGCGAAGTTGCCGTCGTCGTTGGTGAACTTCAGCGAGATGCCCTTGTTGGCACCCGCTGCAATTTTGTTGGCTTTGTCGACTTTGTCTTGATCGAGACCCGCCTGAAAGATTTTGCGGAAGGAGTTGCCCGCCGCGCTTCCGTCCATACCTGCTTGATCCATCATGATCAGCAGAGGCGCCAATTCCTTCGCTGCATCGAGTCCGGACTTCTTTATGGTGTCCATGACGGGGGCGATTTTACTGAAGCCCTGAAGCATTTTGTCTGGATCCAACCCCGCATAGAATCCGCGCTGGATGGTATCCATCAGACTCATCATGTCTTTCTCGCCGGTGCGCGTGGCGTCCTGCATCTTGGCGGCGAATTCCGCTGCCTCTGTCGCTCCCATATTCAGCTGCACACCCAGGTACGCAGCCGCTTCACCAGTGCCCCCCAGGATGCTCTTAGCACTCAGGCCCTGGCGCCGAAGCATCGTCATCATGTTCTGGAAGTCTGCCGTGGTACCTGGCAGGCGGTCGCCCAGCTTGGTCGCCAGGTCTGTGATTCGCTGGAAGTCCTCCGAGACCTTGCCGGTGTCGTCCATCATCGACACCTTGAGCTGAGTGGCTGAATCCTCATTCGGGGCAAAAGCTTTGATTGCCGATACCACGGGGCGGCTGGCGGCGTAGCCCGCGCCAAGGCTAGCGGCGCCGGACACAGCAACACTGCTAGCCAGGCTCTGTGTTTTATCGTAGGTGGCGCGGGCCTTCGCCAGGCTGTCCTGCTTACGCCTCAACGCATCCAGGTGGTCCATTTGCAATTTCATGGCCTGGGTGGCGGTGTCGATATCGCGCTTGAGCTTCAGCTCGTGCGCGCCCAGGGCATTGGTGTTTATGCCGGCGTTTTTGAGCTGCTCGCCGAGGCTGCCAAGCTTTACCTGCTGCTGGCCGTACTGCTCGCCCAAGCGTTTCGACTGGGCGGCGTGCTGTTTCAGCAGCGCGAGCTGATCCTTGAACGGGCTCTCCAGGCGGCGGATCTCGTCGCGCAGATTGGCATGGCCGGCACGACTGGTGCGCAACTGCGCGTTGTTGAGTGTGAACCGGTCAGCCAGGGCCTTTTCCTTGGCTGCGAGCTGGTCCAGCTGGGTCTTGCGCTCCCGCTGTGCGGCCGTGAGGCGGGTGTATTCGTCGTGCTGCGCTCGGGTCAGGGCATTGCCCTTTTGCATCACGGTATTGAGGGCAGCGATCTGGCTGGCTGATTGGCGGTGTTCGTCGCTCATCAACCCCAAGGCATTGCGTGTCCCGGTAAGTTCGCGTTTGAGGTCGGCCTGACTGGTTCTGAGCGCGTCGACCTTCTGCCGGGACTTGTCGAACAGCGCCTGAGTCGGCGCGAGCTGCTGCCGGACTTTGGCCGTTTCGCGGGCGAGTTCGCCTACCTTGGTGTTGTTGGCGGCGAGCGCCTCGGATGTTGCGCGGGTTGCGGCCTGCAGTTCACGCCATGCGCCGACGTCGCGTTGCTGGGTGTTGAGTTCTTTCAGGCGGTCGCGAGCGGCTTTGAGGGCGCGGGCGGGTTCCTTGCTACCGCCCGTGATTTTGTTCAGCGGACCTGTGGCTTTGTCGATGGCGCTGAGCAGCACCTGAAGTCTCAGATCATTCGCCATCGTTGGAACTCCGCACCCTGGCGCGCTCGCGCCAGTCCATCAGGTCTTGCAGGCCCAACTGATCCATATCAGCCGGTGCCCAGTGAAAAACCACGGCCAGATCGGCCATGGCGTCCTCTACGCGACGAGGGATGCATCCGTCTTCGCCGACTTCTGCAACAAAAAACCAGAGATTTTGCTGCTCAGGGCCAGCAGGTCGGCTGGGTCCATGCCGGCGACTTCGATGGCGGTGAGGCTCGGAGAGCTGATGCGCGGCAGAACCTTGATCAGACTGCCGACATCCATCTGCAGCAGCTCCACCAGGCTCACGCCGCGCAACTCACCGAGTTCGGCTTGCGCAGGGTGATGATCTCGATGCTGGTGGTGCCACGACGGATCGGCGTGTCGAGGGTGACGGTATTGTCGTCGGCCAGCTGCTGCACGTCGGGCTGTTCGATGGTTTCGTTCTTCATTGGATTTGCTCCTGGTGATTAAAGGGTGAGTCTCGATCGAGCGGGCGGGTCAGATGCCCATGCCGGTGCGGTGCTTCTCCAGCATGTCCACGCCGTTGACCTTCTCGACAAAGTTGAGCAGGTCGATTTCGATGATTTCTTCGCCATCCACGGTCAGCTTGTAGTAGCTGCAGGTGGTGGTCATGGAATGCTCTGTGTCTTCACCGGGCTGGGCGTCACCCATCTCGATGGTTTCGTGGCGACCGCGCACGACCACTTCCACGTTGCTGGTCTCGCCCGTGTCGTCCTGTTGGTATGGGCCGGAGAATCGCAGGGCCACGCTGGAGGCGTTGACCGCGCCGAACTGACGCAGAGAGATCAGATCGAGGCCGCCGGTTTTCCATTCGAACTGGATGCCGTCGTCGGACATGCCCAGGTCAGCTTTGACCGGGCCATTCATGCCGCCGCCGCGATAGCCTTCCATCTTGCGGCCGAGGGAGGGCAGGGTGAGGGACTTCACCAAGCCGAGGTAGCTGTTGCCGTCATTGAACAGATTGAGGTTTTTGAGTTTGCGTGGCATTGCCATGGCGGTGTTCTCCGGGATACGGGGTCAGGGTGAAGTCCCCTTGCGGGGAGGCCCGGTTTAGCTGTTGATGCCTTTGGCGAAGTCGATCAGGTAACGGTCGGTGATTCGCTGGCGGAAGGTGAGGTCTTCAAGCGGGGGCACAGGGGTGTAGTCGTAATCGACCCACAGCTTGCCGGCCTTGAGGGTGTCCTTGGTGTTGACGTCGTCGGGATACCAGCAGCTGCCGCCGATCAGATAGCCCTGGGACTTCAGCTCGCGCATCTTGGCGTTTACGCCTTCGACCAGGTCGCGTACCAGGGAGGCGTGCATAGGTCTGTCGATAGCCCACATGTGCGCTTCGCCCATGGTGTCGGCGATGATTTGCGCGGTGCGGGTGTAGTTTTCGAAGGCGAACAACGGGTCATCGCTGCAGGTGCGGCTACCCCAGAAGCGGAAGCCGTTGGCGTTGATCAGGGTGGTGACGTCGTTGCTGTTCAGGTAGTTGGCGTCCGTGGCCGGGTTTTGCAGATCCCAGAACACGTCGGCGCTGATACCGGTCACGCCGCTGACGGCCACGTTGGACAGGGTTTTATGCCAGCCTGTCTCCTGATCGATCTTGGCGCGCAGGCCAAGCGCACGGGCCACGGCCGAGGCGGTGGTGGTCTTGTTGGCGACGGTGTCCCAGTTCTGGAAGTCCGGCCAAATCACCATCATTTCGCGGGCGCCGAAGTTCGCGCGGTAAGCGACCACCTCTTCCTTCGTTTTGCAGCCCCAGGCGCTGACGTAGGCAAAGGCACGAAGGTCTTTGGCGATGGCGCCGAGTGCGGTTGCCACCGGCAAACTGTCCAGGCCAGGCACGCCGAGGATGCGCGGGGCCATGCCCACGCGAGACTTGGAGGCGAGCAGGGCTTTCATGCCGGTGTACTGGCCGGTCGGTGTGGTGCCGCCGATCAGGGCGCTGGTAGTGGCCGCTTCGTCGGCACCTTCTTTGACCCGCACGACGATGACATAGGGCTTGGTCTGGTCGGCGATGCCTTGCAGGCTCGCGGCCAGGGTGCCCTTGACGCCGGCTTTGCCGACGGCGGTCTGCACGTTCGTGATCAGGACGGGCGTGTCCAGAGGGAAAACGAGTGGGTCCGCATCTTCAGCCGTGCAAACCATGCCGATAACTGCGGTGGGAATAGTGCGAATGGGGCGGGTGCCGTCGTTGAGTTCGATGACCCGCACGCCGTGGAGATAATCGGCCATGGGTTGGTGCCTGCGCTGTGATGGAATGACAGTGCAGAGGTTGCCGCGCGCGCGCCGGCTGGGCGAGCGCGGCGCCTTGTAGGGGCCGCGTTTACAGGGGGAGTTTTATCGAGCCTGGTCTTTGATCCAGGCTGGCGGCACTGGACGCTTGCTGGTATCGGGGAAGCTGTCCGATTGAGGCCAGTCGCGCAGCTGCTGCATGTAGCTCAGCAATTCAGCGTATTGCTCGGTGGTGAGCGTTGTATCGGCGCCCATCTCCGCCTGATCACGGTGGCGATCTCGCAGCCAGGCGAGGTCCAGTAGTTCTGAGTCTCGCCAGCGCCGCTCTTCATTGGCCGCTTCTTCAACAGTCGATTTAGGTAGCGTCTGCCCGCCATCGGCAACCCATTCTAAGTAGGACACCCAGTCCTTGTTGCCCATATCTTCTGGGATGAATACCTGGTCACCCATGCGCCGAACGCCGGCTGGGGTGAATCTGTACTCAGTAGTTTTCATAGTCATTACCTCAAAGTTCCGCGTCGGCGGTCCACTCGATCTGAAGGGTGAAACCGGGAACAGAGCCGCTTGGCGGCACGCAAGACAATGCGAAGCCTGTAGCCCATAAGCTCTGGATATTGGTTTGCGTGCAGGCCTTGCCGAGGGATTGCGCCCACACTTCAGAGGTCTGCTCACCAGGTGAGAACAATCTCAGCGTAGGCACAACGCGTTTCACTTCCCGGAAGTCCATACGCAAAGCCGACTGCGAGGACTGCGCTGCTGCGGATTGCGTGAAGCTGGCGATACAGGTGGACGGCCCGTTGTTCGACTTAAGGGGGTGATCCTGCAGGAACGACTTTTCGAAGTAGCGCAGGCATGCGCGGTACTCCTCCTGGTGCGTCCTGTAATCGTACGGAGTCGCCACGCTGCCGGACTCGATCTGAACGTTGGTAATGTCCGTGTAATGGGCACCAGTCCCCCAACTGGCAAAGATAACTTCCAGGAAGTCATTGGCGACGCCCTTGTTTTTGTTCACCACGCCGCCCAGGTCGAGGGTGACGACGTATTTTTTATATACCGTGGTCAGCTCCACCGAGGTGCCCACATCGACGTTCGGCTCGGTTGAGTTCACTCCAAAGTTTTGACGAAGAATCACTGCGCACGTATGTGGAACGCTGGTTTTCATATAGAACGAGACGGTCACCTTCCCGCCAGCCAGCGTTTCGACGTTCTCGATGCGCTGACTCAGGTTCCAGCCCTGGCCTTCACCCTGGCGCGAAAGTCTCAGGGCAAATTTTGCCTCGTTGATATTGGCGTCCTGCTCGAGCGGCAGTTGGCTCCAGTTGCATGTGGCGTTTTTCGGGCTGTAAATCATCCAGCGGTCCGGGCCGAACGTGCTTTCGGGGTCACCGTTGGCTTTGCCAACAACGCCTGACTTGCCCCGCTGCCAAATCTGGAATGCACCGTTGATCAACCGGTTCTTGCGGAATACGTGCACCGGGAACTGCTGGAGTGGGCTCTCGATCTGATTGCGTACTGTCTCGGTGTTCGCCACCCGCTTCGATCGGTCATTAACCGGTGGGGTCGGGGCGTTCTGCCCACCTGCCCATTGAAACGAGAGAGGCGTGGTGCCCAACACAATCGGCGCGTCAGTGATCAACTGCCAGAGCGTGTCGCCATTGGCGGCGCCGCGCTCAACGTGAACCAACAAACCAGGCGTCACCTCCGCGCCGATATCGGCATCAGCAGTACGGGTCCAGATTTCGGCGGTGGTGAGGTATAAGCCATTGTCTTTGCCCTGGGCCTGGTCTTTCACCAATACCCGCGAACCCACCGGCACTGCCACGCCGTCGATGGTCTGCGCACCGGCCAGGACTACTGGGCCGGTGGTCGCTACCAGCACCGATTGCTTCACATCCTGCTGATTGATGGCGTCAGTGATGGAGTCCGTCACGAACTTGCGAGTGGCGAGCACCACTGCCGGATCGATCATCAGCACCACGTTTGCCGCGCTGGATACGATGAAGTTCATGCGTATTACCTGTGTCCGACCGGAGCCCTGGGACATCAGGGGCTTATAGGTAGGTGCACAGTTCGCCACCGCGACTAAGTCGCCATCAGCGTCATAGAGCCCGATCTCGTTGATCCACCACCCGCCATCTTCCGCCGGTATGATCTGCTCGGCGATAAGGATGTTCGGGTTGGACGGGTCAATCGTGAGTTTATTCAACGGCCTCCGGCGTCGTTCGTTGATTAACTTTTTTTGGTTGCGATCCGGTACTGGATTAGTTTCGTTCGCGTCACCAACCCCCATGTCCGTTAGCTTCCAAGGAATGCCGAGCGCGTCCGCATTGGCCTGCTTGGCTTCACCTATGGCCGTGAGAATCGCAAAAAACTGAGAGTTGGAGTTGATCATGGATAAATGTCCAAGGTGTCGATGGAATGTTCACGACCTGCCACGCCGACGTAGCACGCAAGGTCGATAGCGCCTGGGATCGGCGGATACGTTTCGAGGGTGTCGATGGTGTGTTCCCGACCCACGGCACCGATCACGCCCGTGATCTCGATGTCGCGAAGGACCGGCGGATAGACGTCGATCTCGTCGCCGTCGTAGGTGCTCGCGAAAATGTGGATGCTTCCGGTGGTCTCGAGACTGATGGCAAGGCCGGTAAGGTGGCGCGTAACTGGCCTGGCATCATCAATGAGCCAGGTCAGTTCCTGATACATCTCTTCGGTAATGCCGGTTTCCAGCACACCCACCTTTATGGCGAACGTGCCCGGTACGCCGTTCGGCGTGGTTTGCCACCACTCAAGCACTTCAATCAGGTAGCCGAGTGGTTCCACCACCCGACGCAGAGCGCCGATGGTGCCTTTACGCGAATGAATGTAATGCGATGACCGGATGGCTGCGCGTTTAGCTGCCTCGCTCCATTTGCCGTCCCACCGGTCGACCGAAAAGGCCCATGCCAGATAAGGCAGCAGCTCCACCGGGCATGTATCCGGGTTGCACAGTTGACGCAGGGGGATCGGCACGCGCTGGATCTGCGCGAGCGCCTGAGCCGCCTGGCGCTCCAGCGGCGTGGAGTTCGCCGGAAGCAACTGTTGCGCTGCCATTACTCAGCGCCCCGGTTCAACGTGATGCCGGTGCAATAAGGCGCTTGAGCCTTGGTCGCGACGATGTCCACCCAGTCTTCCAGTTCGACTTTGCGCACGCCTTCGACGTGGAGCGCAGCATGGAGGGCCGATTCCGAAACCTCCATGCCCAAGCGCCGCCGTTGATGAACGTAGGCCTGCAGCCGCTGTTCTGCAGCAGCCAGGATAGGTTCAGACTCGGGGCCGCTCGACAGCAAATAGAGCTTGGCCTTGACCTGGTAATTCAGGATCTGCGCGCCCTGGACAGTGAGACGGTCGGCCACCGGCCGGCGGTCATCGTCGCTCAAGTAAGCGTTGACGGCGGCAAGCAACTCGGGGGGCGCCGTGCCATCGCCCAGCAATGACTGAACCGTGACCACGGCGACGGCAGGCGAGGGGCTTTCGGCGGTGGCGTCGGCTACCCGACCGTCCGCTGCCCTGGCGTGGAAGATGTAGCTGTTGCGCGGGCCGGCAGTGCTCAACCCTTCCCAGGCCATCTGCGCGCGTTCACGCAGGCTTTCGTCGCCTTCCATCAGCTTTGGGATCGGAGGCACAGCGTTGGCTTTGCCTTCCTGTATCACCAGGCGCTTGACGTTGAAGTTTGCGGCTAACTGTTCCAGGTCAGTGCCCCGCGCGGTGGCGAGCAAGTTGGCAAGCGACGCTTCGTTGACCCGCTGACGCCATACGGTCTCGCGGTAGGTGTTTTCCTGCAGCAGCTTGGTGAGCGGCTCCGACTCTATCTCCAGGCGTGCCGCGATCTGGGCCTGCTCGTCGGCCGGCCAGAGGCTGATCATGTACGCCTTTCGCTCGGCCAGGATCTGTTCGAAGTCGATCTGCTCGACGATCTGGGGAGGCGGCAGCTGGCTGAGGTCGATGGCGGCGAAACTGTTCATACACTGCCTCCCAGCTGCAGCGGTACGCTGAGGCTCAACGGCTCCTTGGTATCCACCACAGTGCCCTCCAGATCGATCGAGGCCTGGCCCTGCATATTTGCTCCCGCGAACTGCACACGGCTCAGGCTGATGCGGGTTTCCCAGCGCATAAGGGCCATGACGGTGGCCGCGTAAACGCGCAGACGGTTGACGTCGTTGAAGGGGTGGTCCACCAGCTCGGGCACCAAGCTGCCGTATTCGCGGCGCATTACACGCGTGCCAATGCGGGTGGTCAGGATGTCGGTGATCGCCTGACTGATGTGCTCGCGCTCGCTGATGGCGCCGCCGGTATGTCGGTTCATGATGGGATGGGCACCCCGGACTGATCGCCGCCTTGCTTAACGCCAGAGGTCAGGTGATTTACCAGACTCACCTTTGCCGCGACGACGTCTTCCGAAACGTCGACTCGGCCGGTGACTGTCTGATTTCCGGTCTGGATGTAGTCGCCTTTATGTGTGATGTCGCCGACCAGGTTGATGCCGCCGGTGCTAATCAGATTGGTGGTGCCACCGTCGGCCAGCGTGGCGTTGAGATGGTGGGCCACGCTGTCGTACTCGATCACTGTGCCGTCCGCGTAGGTACGACGGTGCAGGCCTTCGCGGTTGCCGTTGGCCGGGATGTGGTTACTGAACACGCCCATCACGACGATCCCGTTGGCGAGTTGGCCGGATGGGCTGAACAGGATCACCTGCTCGCCGAGGGTCGGCGGGTCCCACTCGCGATCAGACCCGGCGCGCAACGCCAGCCAGGGCAGCCAGGCGGTGGTCAGTGTTCCGGTCGTGACCTGCACACGCGGGGGCTCCATCTGCACAGCGGCGATGACGCCGAAGCGGATGAGGTTTTCGAGCAGGCGAGAGAGGGCGGCGAGATCGTTCATGGCACCGATGGTGGGTTTACACACGCGAGACTGCATCTTGCTGGGCTTGTGAGAAGGTCAGCTACAAGCGCTAACTCGGGACAGGTGTATATTGATAGCGAGGAAGCTTGTTAATGGCAGAAAGTATCGAACGTCTATTTTTTTGCCGTCAGTGTTTTTTGGGGGGGTGAATATGAAGTACGTAACACCATCTATTGCGGAAACAGCATTTAATTGTCCTAGATGTGGGGCGCTTGCTAAACAATTTTGGTATAGGATTTTAATGGATGCCAAAACGCAGGATGCACCGCTTCCCCACTTAATAACAAAGAGCGAAATTCCTCATTACGCTGATGGGTACACGGCTAAATCTCCGGAAGACGAAGCAGCGCACAAAGGATTTGTGAAATGGCTATATAGGATGGCGGCAGGTGATATTTTCTCTGAGGAAAAAAACGGGTATGAGTCTGTGAAGGTGGACTTATTCAATGCTCATGTTAGTAAGTGCTTCAATTGTGATGGCGTTGCATTTTGGATATCTGATCGGCTTATATATCCTCAAACTGGAATCAGTATACCGGCGAATCCTGATATGTCAGAGGATATACGTAAGGATTATGAAGAGGCCAGTTTGATATTGGAACAGTCTCCTAGAGGTGCAGCAGCGCTACTGAGACTCGCTATTCAAAAATTGTGTAAAGAGCTTGGTCAGCCTGGAGAAAATATTAATAAGGATATCAAGGCCCTTGTCGCTTCTGGGCTCGATACACGCGTTCAGCAGGCGCTAGATGTAGTAAGAGTAATTGGCAACAGCGCAGTGCATCCCGGACAGATCGATTTGCGTGACAATAAAGATACGGCCACAATGCTGTTTAAGTTGATAAATCTTATTGTTGAAAGAACTATTTCGGAGCCGAAACATGTAAGGGAAGTCTATGAGGCTCTACCTTTGTCTGCGTTAGAGGCAATCAAAAATAGGGACGGAAAGCAAGAATAGTAATTTCTCATTGCGCTAAGTGAGCTAGTAGGCTGTCTTTGATTAAATCCAGACTTTCTTCATTGAAGCCTAATAGTTCACGTCGGTCGTATCGCACCTCTATAGCGCCGCGCTCCGCGCGGTCCTTCAATCCGAACTGGTGAACCCTGGCGATGCGGGAGATCCGACCGGTAAATCCCACCGTAACGGCGTTGCTGTCGCCTCGGGCCTTCATATAGGTCGCGGTACGCAGCTTTTTGAACATCTCGACCTTACGCCGGATACGGCCTTGCTTGCCGCGCAAGTCCCGCTTTTTCCGAGGCGCGAACTTGCTGCCATCCGGGTTTTGCTGTGTCAGTACGCGCTTTTGTTGGCTGCGCCGCAGTTCCTGGCCGATGGAGCGGGCGAGCTGATTGCGGGCGCCTGGCTGGAGCTGTTCCAACAGGCCGGACGCCCACGTCTCTAGCGCTTCCAGCTTATTTGTCATCGGGAACCATCCATTCGCTGGCATTGCCTTCGGAGCCTGGTACCCAATTCGGATCGAGGTAGCCCGCAACACGTTGCGGCTCGCCGGCATGTTTAACGGTGGTATTGCCTTGAGCGTCTTTGCCTACCACCACGCGTTCCGTCAGGCGCAAGGTGAGGCCGAGATCAACTTTTTCTTTATCAAGAATGTCGGCTTCGAACTGAATACCGGTCTGCATTTTTTCGTAGTTTTCCAGCAGCTCCGGTTGGTTGATGCTGATCCACCCCAGTACGGGCAGCATGACGCTGTCAGGGTGACCCGCAAAGGCGGTCAAGATGATCTGCAGATCGTAGCTGTACTCAAAAGAAAGGGTCGCCGCAGCGGTGCAGCGCACCTTGCCGTTGTCGATGAAAATCAGCAACAGATCAGGGTTGTGCTGCAAGTCGGCAACTGTGGCCAGCAGGTGGGCGCGCAGGCTTTCGGGCTTGTTCATGGATGGGCCTGCTGATGTTTGTAGACCATGTCGACCTGTGCTGCGCAATCGGCCCAGGCGGCTTCGGCGCGGTCTTCGTCGTTGAGTAGGTCGCCGTTATTGGCTGGGCTTGTCGCCGGCAGCTGGCACGGCACCACGGCCGGACAGCCAGTCACGGTAAGCTGCGGCGCCGGTGAGGGCGGGGCGTTCACGCAGCCGGCGAGCAGCGTCAGGCAAAGGCCGAGCAGCCCAGTCGCGTAGTTCGTCGTTTTCACGTTTGAGTTCCTCTATGGTTCGTGCGCGCTTTGCCAGGGCCTGGCGCAGTTGATCCTGCTGGGCGCGCAGAGCGGACTGGCTTTCGCGCTCCTGCTGCAGGGTGGTGGCGAGAGTGTTGACGGTCGCCAGGTTGCGGTTCGCGTCTTCGCGGGCCGTTTTGGCGGCGTCATTCGCCCGTGCGGCTTTGCCCTCGGCGGCGTCTATGCGCTGTTGCTGGCCCCAGATCAGCAGCGCCAGGGCGCCGAGCAGCACGATGCCGTACAGAGCCTGGCGCAGGGTGCTCACGCCCGGTACCAGCCGAGTTTGTTCATGGCAGCGGTGTCGAGCTGCTCCATAGGTCCGCGCACGATCAGGTACCTGGCACCGGTAATTAATCGGATGGCTTCGCCCAACTCCCGCATGTCGCGCTCTTGAGTCGCCTCTGGTACGACCAGTAGATCACCGTCCTGTACTCGCAATTTTTGAACCGCTTTTACGTCGATCATGCCGCCACCCCTTGTCCACATTCGCATCCAGCGTGCCGCTCGTAGGCGCGCTGCAGCTTGGTGTCGTAAAGATTCCGCAGATAGTCCGGCCCGTTGTAGAGACGGGCAAACTCTGCCCATTTGCGAGCTTTCAGGGCCTTGTGCAGCACCGGGTCCGTCTCGATGAAGCGGGTGAAGGCGTCGAATTGCTGCGATTCGCCGGCACTCATCGCCGCCACAAAGTCGTGGACGCTGGCGTAGCCAAGGCGTTGCCAGTGGTAGCCCATGATTTGAAAGGCGCCCCAGGACGCCGATTCCAGTGCGGCCGTGTCGTCGATCTGGCGGGCCATGGCCAGGCGTTGGTGCTCGGCGGTACCGCCGATGTAACCACCGGCCTTCGGGTTGACCAGGGCGGGATTGGTCGCGGCGAGTTCATCGGCATGGCGCTTGACGTCCGCCGGATCTTCGCCAGGGTGTCGAACCTTCGCGAGCTGTCGGTACATGATGTGTCGTTCGAACAGGATCACCGGCTTGCCGTTTTCCAGGAAGCCTCTGCCTTTCGATTCCACTTCGTTGACGGCGTAGATAGTAGCCAGCGGCACGCCGAGGCGTTCAGCAGCGGTTACTAGGTCGTGGTTGCGCAGCAGTTGGGCACAATCGCCGCCTGCCAGGCTGGATTGGGTCTTGGTACCGGCAACGCCATCGGCTACCAAGCCAGCTTTCAACTGGTAGGCGCGTACGGCGATCTCGGTGGCGTCACCGTAGTGACCGTCCGGTACCAGGTTGGCACCGTACCTGTTGAGGTTCTTTTGCAGAATAAGCACCGCCTGCGAGCGGTCGCCGTGGCGAAGGGTGGTGGTCATGCACTGGGCCTCAACAGGGCGGCGACGTTGCCGCGTGAACGGAAAATCAGGATGCAGAGCAGCACGATGGCTGCGGCCTGGCCGAAGCTCGTCGGCTGACGGTCCAGTAGGATTTCCAGACCGCAGATGCAGAGCACTCCGCCAAACAGGCTTGCCAGCAGGGAGATGCTGCGCCGGTACCGCGCATCCCCTCGGGTGTAACAGGCCAGGCGCAGAGCGCTCAGCAAGTAGGCGATTGCCGCGATCAACTGCACGGCCATTTCGATGTTCGGCATATCAGGTGCCCCCTCGGATGCGACGCCAGATGTCCCAGATGTCCGCCTTTTCCACCCACACCATCAGTTTGATGCTGATCGGGATGACCACCAGGGCACAGAGGAAGGCGCTACCGCCGCTGGTGATGAACGGGATTGCTTGCAAGGCCATGGGGGCGAACAGGTAGCCCACCCCGGCCGATAGGAACAGAGAGCCCAGGCGCTGCCAGACCTTGAGGTCGCGCTTGGTGCTGGTGACCAGCCAAGCGCCGAGGATGGCGCCGAACAGCGCCCCGTCGTCGATGACTGGCGTGACGCTTGCCAGGCCCAAGCCAATGAGCAGGCCGGACACAACGCTGGAAGTCGGATCAGCCATGGTGTGGGTTTCCTTGGTAGCAGTGGGTCAGTCCCATAGGGTCACCATCTGCCGTTGTGGCGCGCTGGTCTGGGCTTCGGGCATGTTGATAACGAGGCCTTGTGGCAGGACGGGGCCGTGGTCGGCCAGGCCTGGGTTCGCCTGCAGTACCGCTTCGGTAACGCCCGCGGTTCGGCCGTAATACCGCCAGCACAGCGCGTCGACGGTGTCGTTTTGATTGGCACGGACGGCGACGGCCATCAGATCAGCTCCACGGTGGTGCGGCTTTTTTCGAGAAAATCACGCACCGCCCAACGCAGATCGCGGCGGTAGTCATCGATGGTAGGTGCGACCTCTTCGGCCTTGTTGTTGCCGGTGTTGGTGGCGCTGTAGTCGCGAAAGCGCTCGCAAACTTCGGCGCCGGTACCGGCCTCGATCGCGCGGCGGTAGAGGTGAGCCTTTACCGATACGTCTTTGATCCGATCACCTGGTACAGCGTCCAACGTGGCGTAACCAGCTGCCTGTTGAGCTGCTCGCCAGTCACTCAGCTCGCGGTTGAGGTTGATAGCGGCAGAGATCACGGCGGTTTCCAAGCGGGCCGGGGTGACGCTGGAATCGATGCGCAGGGTGGCGCGCAGGCTATCCAGGTCAATCGACGGCCAGAACGGGTCGGTGTTGATGTGGCCGCTGGCGACGGTGCCGCTGGCTACAAATGCGCTCATGAGACTGCACTCAAAAATAGATCGCCGGTGGTCAGGGCTTCACGTTCAGGAGGAGCGGCCTGGCCGATCCGCCCCGAGCCGGCGGGGTGCGTGGGGACGCTCAGTCAGCTGCTGGAGCAGCGTATTTTTTGAGGAGACGCTCGACGCGCTCCAGATCCTTTTTGCCACCGCAGTTGGTGTTCAGCTCGATGGCACGGGACAGATATTTTTTCGAGGACTCCAGGTGACACAGGGCGGCCACCTTGCTTTCCGATGTGTCGTCGTCCGAAACCATCTCTGCGAACGCTTTGCCCAGGGCCAGATGCAGCTTGGCTTTAGCCTGGTCGGGCATGTCTTCTTCACCCGCGATTTGCTCAGTACGCAGCAGCAGCTTCGCGTCGAACGTGCCACCGGCCTTCTGCGCCTTCAGGGCGACTTCGGCAATTTCTTCGGCAACGATGGTGCCGGTAGTGCGTTCGAAGCGGTCAGGCATGAGCAAGGCGTGCTGGATGACGTACTCGGCAATGTCCAGGGCGCCGGCAAAGTCGCCGGCATCCATTCGCCAAACCATCAAAGTGGTAAGCACCTGGTCCTGCGCGCCTTTGCCGCCTGCCAGCACGCCTTCCACGTATGGGACGTATTCGGGCAGCAGTTGCTTTTTCAGCTCTGCTTTGCCCTCGGTGGACTGCACCTGTTTCAGGCGCAAGTAGTCCTGCTGAAGTTTCGCCAAGTGCAGTTCGTAAACAGTGGAACCTTCCATGGTCATGGCTGGGCCGGCCACAGCAGCCGCTGCAACGGCTGCTGTGACGCGCTGGAAGTGACGACGGCAAGGGTTGGTCATGGTTGCTCGCCTTAGCTCAGGGTGATGTTTTCGGCCATGGCTGCGCAGCCAAGGTCTTCGATCACGTAGGCTTCGTTGACCGACTCGTAGTTTTCAATACGGTCGCGTTTGGCGTTATCCACCACCGTGCGACGGCGGGTGCCTTCCTGCCAGTAGATCGACAGGTTGTCGAGGCGGGTAACCAGCAGGCCGTTCGGCGGGAAGTGAGGCACTCGCACCGCCGGCAGGTTGCCGATGCGCTTCTGGCTGGTGACGATATCGGCCGCAAGCATTTCGGTCGGCGCTTGGGTTTTGTTGATGATCGGGAAGTACTTGTCGGCCAGCAGCTGGCGACCGCAGATCACCACCAGGTCAGTGTCTTCCTGGTACCAGGGCTCGATGAACTCGTTGACCATGCTCACGACCAGGGCGTCGATGTTTTCGAAGTCTTTTCCCGCGCCGATCTGGATCTTGCCGCTGCCATCGACCACTTCTTTCATAACGCGTGCAGGGTTCTCCAGGCGCATCTTTTGCAGCCATCCGACGTTAACGTCCTGCAGCAGCTTGTTGATGTCCGGTTTAGAGGTCGCCGCACGGCTGGTACCGTTCCAGCCAATCATGATCCGGTTGAGCGCCTGGGCCCGGATGATGGCGTCACGGATACGCGCCTGGAAGTCTTTGAACTTGGCCCATTGATCCAGCTTCTGGTAACGCAGGCCCGTATCGAAGTTGGTTTGGGTACAGGTGTAGCTACGGTTGTCGAGGCCGGTAGGATCGCGTGGCTCGCGGTCTTGCTGGGTGGTATCGGTGGTGCCGGCAATAGTGCCGTCGATGCCGATGCCGATTTTTTCGCCCGACTGCTCAGCCACGCCGTAGACGTTGATCGAGCTGAGAAACGCGCTCGACTCCTGCATCCGGGTTTCCAGCGTCTGTGCAACGGATGGAGCGGCTGTGAATTTGGTGGTGACGTCGCTCACGCCGTGCAATTGGGCGAGTTGTTGCAGGTAAGCGTTGAAAAGAACGCGAGTATCGTTACGCATGGTGTTCTCCGATGTTCCTTGGCTGGGTGTTGTCCGTGATCTGGATTAGCAGTCGGTGACGAGTGCGCCGTCACCGCCCGTAGCCGGCGGGCGAACGGAGTACTGCGGTTTCTGGCCGGTGGTGTCCGGGGTTTTTTCGAGCTGTTGAACCAACGCAGTGAAGTCGGCAGACAGCTTTTCGTGAGCGGTCTGCAGCTTTTCGCGGGCGGTTTTTTCGGCGGTAAAGGCTTCGCCCTGACCGGCGACATGCTCGGCCATGGCTTCAACAGCCTCGCCGAGTTCAGTGAATAGAGCGGCGTCCTTGCCTTCCTTGTCCTTGCTCTTGCCGAGTAGGTCGAGAACGCGGCTAAACAGGCCTGCGACTTTGCCGCTTTCGTCCTCAACTTCTTCGAATTCAAGTTCGATCTCGACGACCTCAGAGAAGAGGTTGCCGGGATCGCGTTTGCGACTGGTCAGCGGGTTCATGTCCGGGTGCTGGGCGCTGAACGTCAGCATCTCAGTGCCCAAGCTGGCCGGGGTATCGGTAACGGCAATGCCGTCCAAATAGGCGCGGCCGGTGTCGGCGAATTTCGGCCGAATCTCGATGCTTGTGTACAGCTTCTGCCGTGCTTTGTTCATGGCGATCAAGTCGGAGGTCGGTTCGATTTGCGCGAACAAGGCCAATTTTTTGGCCCCGGCAATCTCGACCTCTTCCGTCTTCAGCGCAACGACATCGCCGTAAGCGCGGAAAGGGCTATCCGGCAGCAAGCTGCGCATGTGCTCAATCCAAACCCGCGCACCGTAGGTGTTCTGGCTGTAGGTTTCGGCAGCGTCGACCAGCCATTGGCGCTCGATCTGACGACCATCAGTGGTGGCGCCTTCAACGGCGACGCGGAAGAACTTGGAGCGTTGTTTCTTGGCTGGGTTGTCGGTTTTGCCGGCCATGCGTGAATCCCTCAGTGCGGTGGCAGTCTGCCTTGGCGATGAGCGCATGTTGTTGAGCGCGGGCGCGACGGGCAACGAGGCGCTGTTGTAGACACTTGATCTACAAGGGGCGGAGGGGGAACTGTTCGCGCGCGGGCGGCAGCATCTGCGCCATGAATGCCATCGTCGAACTACCTACCGATCACCGCCGCCACGCCAAGCACCTGTATTGGCAGGGCTATCGCGTGTGCGAGATCGCTGAGTTGATTGGGGAGAAGGAAAAAACGCTGCACAGCTGGAAGGCCCGAGACGAATGGGACCGCGCGACACCTCTGGAGCGTATCCAGGCGGCGACCGAAGCCCGCCTGGTGCAGTTGATCCTGAAAGACCCGAAGTCAGGGGCCGACTACAAAGAAATTGACCTCCTGCACCGCCAGTTGGAGCGGCAAGCCCGTATCCAGCGCTTCAACGACGGCGGTACCGAAACCGAGTTGAATCCGAACTTGGCGAAGCGCAACGAGGGACCGAAAAAAGCACCGAAACGCAACGAGTTCGACGAAGAACACATTGAAAAACTGACGGAAGCGTTCATCGACGGCTGTTTCGGCTACCAGTTGGATTGGTACAAAGCCGGCAATCAGCGAACCCGCGCAATCCTCAAGTCACGGCAGATCGGCGCGACCTACTATTTCGCCCGTGAAGCGCTGATCGATGCGCTGACGACAGGGCGTAACCAGATTTTCCTGTCGGCCTCAAAAAATCAGGCGCACATTTTCAAGGCCTACATTCAGGCCTTTGCCCGTGAGGTAGTCGGCGTTGAGCTGACGGGCGATCCCATCATTCTGGGCAATGGCGCCGAGCTGCACTTCTTGGGTACCAACGCCCGGACGGCCCAGGGCTATCACGGCAACTTCTACTTCGACGAATTTTTCTGGACGTTCAAGTTCAAGGAACTGAACAAGGTCGCCAGCGGCATGGCGATGCAGAAGCAATACCGCCGAACGTACTTTTCGACGCCTTCCAGCATGGCCCATGAGGCCTATACGTTCTGGACCGGTGAGCGGTTCAACAAAGGCAAGCCGGCGGCGCAACGGGTCAAAATCGACGTCTCTCATGATGTTCTGCAGCAGGGTCGACTCTGTGAAGACCGGGTATGGCGACAGATCGTCACCATCCTGGACGCGGAGGACCGTGGCTGCGACTTGTTCGACCTGGACGAACTGCGCCAGGAATACGATGCCGAGGCTTTCCAGAACCTGCTGATGTGCCAGTTCATCGACGACGGGGCCAGTATTTTCCCGCTTGCGATGCTGCAGCCTTGCATGGTGGACAGTTGGGATCTTTGGGCCGAGGACTACAAACCCTTTGCAGCGCGTCCTTTTGGGGATCGCCAGGTCTGGGTTGGCTATGACCCGGCCGAGAACGGTGACAGCGCCGCACTGGTGGTAATCGCTCCACCAACTGTTCCCGGCGGCAAGTTCCGAATTTTGGAGAGGCACCAGTTTCGAGGGATGGACTTTGCCGCCCAGGCAGAGTCCATCCGCCAGGTCACCAGGCGTTACTGGGTGACCTACATCGGCATTGACATCACGGGTATGGGGTCCGGCGTGGCGCAGCTGGTGAAGCAGTTCTTCCCGAACATCACCACGTTCAGCTACTCGCCCGAAGTCAAAACGCGCCTGGTGTTGAAGGCGTACGACGTCATCAAGAACGGCCGTCTGGAGTTTGATGCCGGTTGGACGGATATGGCGCAGTCGTTGATGGCTATCCGCAAAACAGTCACCGCCTCCGGGCGCCAGTTCACTTACACGGCCGGTCGCACCGACGAGACAGGCCATGCCGACTTGGCGTGGGCGACCTTCCACGCCCTGCACAACGAGCCTCTTGAAGGGCAGACCACGGCGAATACCGGATTTATGGAGTCCTACTGATGAGCAGACGTAAGCGCGCAACCCAACTAACCACCGTTCTGCCAGCCGTAGAGGGGGAAGTACTCCCGCCCGAATCCGGCCCCGTTGAGGCATTCACCTTTGGCGATCCGGCGCCCGTGCTCGATAGCAGGGAGATCCTCGACTATCTGGAATGCTGGGCCAATGGCCGCTGGTTCGAAACACCGATGTCGATGGACGGCCTGGCCAAAACGACTCGCGCCAGTGTGTACCTGCAGTCCGGTCTTAACTTCAAGCGCAACATGCTGGCCCGCACATTCGTTCCTCACCGGCTGCTGAGCCGTCAGGCCTTTGAGCAGTTCGCCCTGGACTGGCTCTGGTGCGGCAACTGCTACCTGGAAAAGCGCAACAACATGCTGCGCAACACCATGGGCTTGCTGCCACCTTTGGCGAAGTACATGCGTCGAGGCGTCGACATGGAAACCTATTACCAGGTGCGCGGCTGGAAGGATGAGCACGAGTTTGCACCGGGTTCGATTTGCCACCTACGTGAGGCCGATATCAATCAAGAGATTTATGGGTTGCCGGAGTGGCTGGCGGCGCTGCAGAGCGCGCTGCTCAACGAAAGCGCCACGCTATTCCGTCGCAAGTACTACAACAACGGCAGTCACGCCGGATTCATCCTGTACATGACCGACGCGGCGCAGAAGGAAGAGGACATCGACTCATTGCGCACCGCGCTGAAGAACTCGAAAGGGCCTGGTAACTTCCGAAACCTGTTCGTGTACGCGCCGGCCGGCAAGAAGGATGGCATCCAGCTCATTCCGGTGAGCGAGGTTGCGGCCAAGGACGAATTCAGCTCGATCAAGAACATCAGCCGCGACGACTTGCTCGCTGCGTTGCGAATCCCACCGCAGTTGATGGGCATCGTCCCGCAGAACGCAGGCGGTTTCGGGTCGTTACGGGAGGCTGCTGAAGTTTGGGCGGTCAACGAGCTGGAGCCGTTGCAGGCCAGGCTGGCCCAGATAAACGAGTGGCTGGGTGAAGAGGTTGTCAGCTTCAAAGAGTTTGAGCTTCCAACGGGCGGAAAGTAGTACTCCCCGCGTAGTAAACGAGGCGAGGAGCTGGTGCGCTAACACCCGCTCGATGCTGAATCACTCGAACACTCCGAGTGCTCCAGCGTGACCTATGAAGTCCAGGCTCAGCAGTGAGACCAGAACAGCGACATAAATGCAGAAGCCGCCTCAAGGGCGGCTTTTTTTGCTAAGCGACAAACGGTATTGACTTTATTGAAAATAACGCGGACGCCTATTGACAAAACAAGGAATGTAGTGTCATACTGGTATCAATGTGTGTAGAGCGAATTAACCCACTCTGTTATTTAGTCTTCGCAAACAAATAATAGACACGGACAGTCACTATGTCAACTCAATTGACAAGATTTTTGGTGATCAGATGATCCGTCGGGGAGTTCGGTTTCCACCAGAGGTCCTGGGCTACGGCGCAGGTTCATCCACTGGAAGAGGAGTTCTCGACGATGTTGATAATCGAAACTGCGATACTGGTCCAAGCTTGCTATGTGCTGAAAGCCACATACCTGATGGTCCTGATCTACAAGACAGCTACCAAGTAACACGTCGGAGCCGGCCCGCCAGCATGTGGGGCCGGCTTCGTCGCATCTGCATTTTTTGGGGGGTTAAACCTCGACGGCGATGTACTCGAAAATTTTTTCTTGATGAAACACCGGGACTACCCTTTGAAAACCATGAGCGAATTGCCGACTACATGCGGGGTTGCAAGGGCAAGGTGATGGTGAGCATCAACGATCCCGCCGATATCAGGCGGGTGTTTGAAGGGTTCCACCTCGAAACGGTGGATATTCGATACGGCACAGCCAACCCACGCCAAGCGAAGGCCGAAGTTACCGGCGAGCTGGTGATCATGAACTGGGAGCCGAACGCCTTCGGGGGACTTTTCTAACTCAAGGGCTGGATCAAACCGGCCTGTTTGTTCTTCACGTTGCCCACCGCGACGTCAACCTTGAACCATTCAAAGGACTCGGACGGCTCGCCCTGGTGTAACACCATCTGCTCGGCACGCTCCTTGGGCGTTGCCGGGTCCAGCCATTCACGGGCCAGGTCCGGGGTCAACACCACGGGCCTTCGGTCGTGAATGTCCACCATGCCGCCGGCACTGTCGGCGGTGATGATTACGAACCCGTCATGCTCGCCTAGCCCCTCATCGGAGTCAGGTAGCTGGCCGATGGATGCACATAGCACCGGCGCGCCGTCCCGTCTACGGATCAGGTAGGGCTGTTTTTTTGGCCCGCCTTCGTCGACCCATTCAAACCAGTTATCTATGGGCGCGATTGCGCGATTTGGCCAGATCGAGCGGAAGAACGGCCCATGAGCGACCTTCTCAACTCGGGCATTGATTGGCGCGGATCGGTCCTTTGCCCAGTGCGGTCGCCAGCCCCAGCGCACTGGGTCGGCGTGCAGCAGCTCGCCCTGCAAGTGCAGTAATGCAACCTGGGTCGTAGGAGCGACGTTATAGCGGTCAAGCGGCAGATCCCCTACGGAATTAACCAGCGCGTTGGGCATGCTCAACGCCGCAACGAAGTCGTGTATGCCGCTGTACTGCGAGAGCCTTCCGCACATATCTTTTCCGCCCGTCGGTCCTGGTGAACAGCCGCACCCCGGCCGGTCTCTATCCAATAGACACCTGGGCGGGAGATTCGTCATGACCACCGATATACAGCAGGTTAACGAGATGGAAGCGTGGTTTGCGCTTCTCACTGATGCGGAGTTTGAAGCTGGGTCGCCAGAGTACCGGTATGAAACGCGCCTGGCCTTGGCTGACAGCATGCTTGAGCGCAAGGTGATCGATTGCGGGGAATGGCGGGAGCTGGTCGACGAGGCGGTTTCGGCTTACGCGGATGATGTTGGTTGACCGCCAGATCTAGGAACAAAACCCTGACCTGAACACTTCAGGCAGTCTTCCCGCAGCCCGAAGTGGTCGAGACAAACGGTGCACTTAACGAATTGGGCGCATTGCATCAGGGGCCTGGCCTTGCGGTAACTTTCAAAATCATGTTCTTCCAAGGCGACCTGGGCGCAATCTACCAGTGCCCGATAGGTATCCGCGTCGCAGATGATTGGATAAACCTTCCCATTGATAACTTGTGCAGTCTGCACCAGGTCGTACAGCTCACCGGATGATGCGATAAGCAGCAGCCCTTCTATAGCCCAGGCTTTATTGCTATGGCGGAATTGCAGGCGACGGTCACGGTTGGTGCCAAGGACCTGTCCATCAAACCCACCTGCGCCTGGGCCAGTGACTGAATAGTACGTGTTGGACATTATCCGCCCAATGCATTCCGATCCGGCTCTACGCACTACATCGTAGTGTCCACCATACATGTACCCCTCAGCGTTGGTAGCCAGTTCTTCTACGGCATGCCAATAGGCCGCGTCAGCCAACTCGTCCATTTCCAGCTTTTCCATCTGATCGATTACCCCAGCCTCCAGCATGTCGCGGGTTTCCCACCGGCACATAGATCTATGAGCCTCGGGGTTATTCATTCGGCTAAGACCGTCGTCAAGGATCAGACGCCATTTGGCGAGCCAAGCCGTTTTGAGTTCTAAGGGGGCCATGCGATTGACTGCTTATTTATACTGTATGCGCATACAGTAATCGAGGTTTGCAACGTCCGCGATTTGAGGCGACGAGCTGTAGTCGGCGAGGCGGCCCGACGAGCACGCCCACGGTTCGGGGGTGTGGCGTGCCACAAATTTCCGGGGAAGTGACGTGCTACAGGCGATCGATAGGATGGTCTGCACCTGGCGCGCGCCGTCGTCCCCCCACCTCGCCTGCGGGCTAAATGGGTCGTTTTTTCTGCGGCCCTGCGGACAGCCCAACGCGGCACTGGCCGGGGGGCTGCTCGGCGTGATGGGGTGGTCAAAAGCCTGCGGAAGCCTGCACCGAGGGGGTATTTCGTTGAAGGCGTTTAAACGCTCTGGTGTTGAGGGGGAGGGAGGGAGTCTCAAAAAGAGTAACTTCAGTAATCTCCCCACCGAAACGGCCTGGAGGCCACGTATTCCGTGGGATTTGAGATTACAAAAAGGAGTAACAGAGAAGTAACTGAAAAGGTAATTTCCTAGCAAACTATTGATTTTAAAGGACTTTATGAAAGTAGAGAATTACATTTATAAAGAGTAATCAGATTACTTCAATATTACTTAAAGATTACCTTTTGCTATAAACAGAAAACCCTTTGATTTCAATGGCTTGAGCGTAGAAAACGGTCAAGATTACTTATGTTACTCTTTTTTTTGCCCCCCTCCAGACCCCGGCCGACAGGCCCCTATACGTGTGATGCGCACGCGTACAGAGATGCATGCTGATGCTCATGGGAATGGCGTGGGAATACTTTCGCGCAACTGGCACCGCTGGAGCCCTTGTATTCCGGGGCCTCGGCTGAACGATTGAGGGTGCGGGTACTTTCGAATCTCTCCTTCACCGCCAAATTCGATGTAAACAAAACCCCTGGTTTCGAAAGAAACCAGGGGTTTTGTGATTTCTGGGGTTTGAAAAGTACAACTTTTATCAGTTCAGTTGTCTGGCCTTTCAGTCTGCGGCCCCATGACGTCACACCCTGTGCCTAAGCCCGCCCTCAATGCCTATGCCGATGATGCACATCCGGAAAGTGCGCATGGCTATGCCTCATCACTCCATGTGCATGCACATGGCTATGAGGCACCTTCGAGTCCCACTCAAACCCATGCTCATGCTGATGATGCTCATCATGCACATGCCAGTGCCCATGTTGCGTTGCCTCATGCAGATGCTCATGGGCATGCCGCTCCGTCA